CGGACGTGAAGAAAAGAAGTTTCCTCTTTCCTTCTTGACTGAAGGGGTTGGTAACACGAAGTCAATCAATAGATTTGAATTTGAGTATCGTGTCAAGACCCATGAAGTTAACGTTCGCCCAGTTGTCGCTAACACAGGAGACGGAACTGGAGGTGCACCCTTCAGATTGACCTTCCCTGACAAGTGGTTCATTTTCCCATACACTTTGGTCTCACAGACTGGTGTGTTGGCTCGGATTATGAGCGAACCTAGATCAGTTGGTAACGGTTACGAGTATGAACTCCAAATCGTTTCTCCAGACGTTACAGCTATTCCTTCAGAGGACCGTGCAGCAGGTGCTCTTTGGGGCATGTTGTTTGCTAACGTTGGTATTGACTTCTCACGCGGTAACGCTTCTAACTGGACAGCTCCCGGGTTGGTCCGTTCTAAGATTGGTACTGTGCGTAAGTCTAACCACTTCTCTGGTAACGCTAAAGACTACGTAGCAGAGTTCAACCTCCCAACTAAGGAAGGTTCTTCTACGAAGTTGTGGATGGACTACGAGTAGTACCGTCACATGCTCAAGTTTAAGGAAGAGTGTGAGATGTACTACTGGTACGGAAACAAGACTTATGATGACAAAGGATCTAACAGAATGTTGGACGAGAATGGCCAACCAGTTATATCTGGTCCTGGTTTGTTCGAGCAGATCATCAATAAGGACACCTACTCTACTCTCACGCAGAAGAAGTTGGAGGACACGATTGGTGACTTGTTCTACGGCATGACGGATGCTACCGACAAGCAGGTGACTTTGTACACCGGTATTGGTGGTGCACGTGAGTTCGACAAGGCTCTCCGCAGCTACTACGCTAACGGTGTTAGCTCTAGCGGTGTCGGTACTACTACAAACTCTTACCTCAGAACTACTGAGTCTAAGTTTATCACTGGTAGCGGTCGTAGCTTGGGTATCACTGGTTACTTCACCTCGTACGACCACGTCGATGGTCACACGGTGAACGTGGTTAAGGTCCCATTGTTCGATCACGGTCCTGTTGCTCAGGCTTCTCAGAAGCACCCTGAGTCTGGATTGCCGCTTGAGTCATACAGAATGGTGTTTGTTGACCAGTCATCTTATGACGGGGAGAACAACCTCCAGATGTTGAACAAGAAGGGACGCGAAATGCTCCGCTGGTGTGTTGCAGGTTCAGTTGTGCCTAAGGGCTTCACTGAAACCGACACGCGAGCTTCAGATATAGACGGTGCTTCTGTGCACATGTTGAAGACAGCTGGTATCCTGCTCCGCAGATTCGATACTTCGCTCGACTTGACTTGCACTGCATCGTAATTTGGTGTTTGGTTTGCAAAGGGGGGAGCTGAAATGTCGGCTCTCCCCGATTTGCAGCCAGGACTAGTTTATTCTTAACTCAAAAGAACATGAAAAAAGTTATAATCAGACGCAAAGAAGTCCTCAACCATCTCCCAAAAGAGATCAGAGCTGGGGCAAAAATTACGATTGGCTCCATCTACGTTGGAAGACAACCTCTTAGAGGAGTAGAAGGAGATGAAGCACACAGGTTGTTGACAGGAATACTCGACGTGCCCCCAACACACGAAGCCTGGCCAAGGCTTGAAAAAGACTTTTGGGCCAGTATGGCACTGAAGGTACCATTTGAAGGTAAGGAGTTGGACATTACAGTAGATGAGACAGGTCACCCGCACAACGTAATGGACTACATCACCTTTCAGTGGTGCAAGAAGCATAGACAGGTAGCAGATAGTCAAGAACATATGGAGAAAGACCCAGTAAAAAAGTTCTATATCTACGATCCTGAACGAGATCTTCTTAAGAAGAACGCAAAAGTAAAAGTTAGCAAGGAAGCAGACAAAGAGTTCATCAAGTGCTCAACAGATGTTGACAAAATGAGAAGACTTGTAAGACTACTTAGCGACGGATCTAATCCAGAGAAGCTAACTGACTTGGAAATTGAAAACAAACTGTACGAACTCAAAGGAAACAACCCAGCCAAGTTCTTGAAGTTTGCAACTGACAAAGATCTCGACCTTAAGGCAGAGATTGAAGAGATGGTTAGCAAGGATGTCTTGCGTAAAATCGGAAACCAGTACATATACGGGGACGAGACCATTGGAGAGAACCAAACCGACGCCATAGTTTACTTTAAAAACAAGAAGAACTCAGGAGCGGTTAACGCTATGAGAGCTCAACTGAAGACAATAGCGTGACAATACAAGAGATGCATATAGCTGTCAACCTGGGGGTGCAAAAAGTCGCATCTTTCCAGGTTGACAATCTCTTACCTGAAGAGATTGACCATGAAATCAACATGGCCGTACGCAGATTCATCAATCAGCGCTACAATCCCATGTCCAATCCCAAAGGAAAAGGGTTTGAGCAATCTCAGAAGAGGATAGACGACCTCAGAACGCTACTTGAAGACTATTCTACACCTTTGAACATAAAAGGTGGATCAGAAGCAATAGGCTCGGGTAGTTATTTCGGGGCAGTTTACTAAGCTACAGGAAATAAGATTATAAACTTGGAGAGATTCAAGCTTCCTGTAGATTACATGTACCTCATCAACATAAAGAGCACACTTGCAGTAAACTGTAATAAGCCTGTACGGTTTGAAGAGATAGCTACAACAGATAGGTTTCTAAGAATACCCATAGACTCTGGAAAACCAGGCAATGTAATACGAGAAGTATCAGTAGCTAACGTTTTTGGGGAGTTAGAAGTTATATGGAGCACGATTGGAAGCAGAACTAGCTTAGAGGAACTGTTAAATCCACTGATGTGGGCTGAAGGCTATGTGCCTGGAAGATCTTACCAAGATGGTTTGGCTGACATGTTCTCCAGCTCTATAACTTCAGACTCTCCCCACGCAGATGGTAACGAAATATACCTAAGCTACCCAGTAAGAAAACTTTCTGACGGGAGTGGGTTGGCAAAGCCACACCAAGTTCAGAACTCTACAGATGGGATATATGATGGTATATATGGGTTGATAAAGTACGCACCTGCATATGCACCACTAAAGGACGGTGGAATAGAGAGAAAAATCTTTGAATCCCCTGAAGTGTCATACAAAGTAAATAGAAAAGCTGACCTAAGTCAAAACCACACTAAGATAAGCAGGCAACTTTGTAAGGCAGTCCAACACGATGACATATTTGCATTGCTTGACGATCCGTTTAACACTGCAAAAACGGACAACATCATGTACACGATGCAAGAAAATTTCGTAGATTTGTACTCTGACGTACATACGATACCTCTCAACGTAACTATAAAGTATTTACGCAGACCTGTAAATGTCAACTTAGCTGAGGGCATAGGCTGCGAGCTGGCAGAGCACACTCATCACGAGATTGTGGAGATGACAGTTAAAAGCATCCTGGAGTCATTCGAGTCTCCAAGATATCAAACGCAATCTGGGGAGGTCCTGGAGAGCGAGTAATTTTTGTTGAACGCCATAAAACTTTATTACCATGGCTTCTAATCTTTCGCAGACTTTTATCTGCAACGATGGTCAGCTCATCCCGGGCGCGACCACCAATTTCGGATCTATTGTAGGTAGCACTACCGCTGCCAACCACGAGTGTGGTATTTGGGATTCATACGGACAAGCTTGGATTACTGCAAATCAGTTGTACTCTACTACTAACGTGAACATTGTTGGTACAGATGCAGATGACCCTGCTGACGGTATCCAAGTGGCTGACGAACTCGTAGTGACTGAGGTGAGTGCTCTGACTTCGGTCAATCCAGCATGGCACTACAGCCACTTGCAGTTTGCTCAGGGTATGCCTAGCGGAAACCCAATTGCTACTCCTGTTATCCCTACGGCTAACATCAAGAGCATTCAATACACGCCCCACACTGCTTCTGTAGGTGCTAAGCACACCATCACTGACAACACAATGGCTACTAGTAAAGACAGACTGGTCAAGTTTGTCATCAGAACTACCCCTACTGCTTACGAGTACTTCGTAAACAACGAGGACCTGACGATGACTGACTTGAGTGGTGAAAGCAAAGAGTTCCCACTCGCAGCTTTCAATACCACAAACCACAAGGTCTTCAACATTGAGGTGCTGAACTCTGAGTTGGCTACTGATAACCTTGCTGGCTTCTGTGCTAAGCTTGAGGAAAAAGTTGATGCTCACGGCATTTTGAGCAAGTTGATTAATGTTACTACGACTACTACGTCTGGTGACACCTACACTGCTCGCCATGCTGGTGTTGATCTTGACATTATGATCACCCTCAGCGACACTGGTGCAGTAGACAGCACTTTGACTAACACCAAGGCTAACTTGGTTATTGGTGCTGGTAACGACTGGCAGGCTATCTCTGATGAGAAGGGTACTAGAGGTAAGTACGGAAACTTCAACCGTATGTACTTCCCAACTGATCAGACTACGTTTACTCAGTCTGGTTTTGCATACGATGTCATCGACATCAACTACAACACTCCTAACTGGCCAGTTGGTGCAGGAATTGCTCCTGCAGGTCAGACAAACAGTGTTCGTATCTACGTAGGTTCGTCTGGCACGGCACTCCTTGCTGACGGCTCTAACTCAGTAATTGACACTTTGTTCCAAGTTACTGTTCGTACTGCGAAGCGTTTCGTTTGGAGCTAATCTATATGGGGGGCACATAGGGTGTCCCCCTTTATTACTTATCATCATGGCAACAAGATCTGTATACTCAGGCAAAAGAGTTTTGGTAGCATCTCCTGGAGCAGCTAGGGGAACTAACTACACCGTAACTGTAGAAAACCTATTCACCGGAGACACCGTCTCTCAGAGAGCCCGCACCAAGAAGGGTAAGGTTGTTACTGCGCTTACTATGAACTCAAGCGGGGTATTGAAGACAACCATAGACGATGGTAGAGGTAATAAAACAGTTGAGTACTCAGTAGGTACAGCCGACATACAGTGCTGCATCGCTAAGCTGGTGCATGACTCAATACATTGCACATGTAAGTGCGATAAGTGCAAGGAAGATCTCAAGCTTGCGGAGAAGATTTATCTCCTGCTACAAGCTGCTGTCTTTGCTGCAACAAACGGTAGACAAACCGACGCTAACGACATGTATCGCAAAGCAAAAGAATTTTGCCAAGAGCGTTGTGCTTGCGGCTGCTAAACCTTACCCATGGCTAGAGTACTTGGATTTTCTACAAGAGAGGGGGGCAGAGATCTACCCGTATTTACGTTCGTAGAGGCTCATGCCGCTAGCGCATTTGATATATTCATACACAATTCCGCGCATTCTCCCTCAGAAATACGGTATCTCTCAAGCGAAGAGTTAGCTTACGAGGGGTGGACTTCTGCAGATCTTTTGCTGTACGGGGGCGCTAACGGAGGTGACGGCCTTCAGGGAAACTTTGAGAACGGTCTGCTTAATAAGCCTATAAGAGAGCTGGTAGGTGTGCAGCCCACGTCTATTAAAATAAAGTCAGATGACCTAACTCTAGTTACTATAACAGGAAACACACTAGCAGAGTACATCGAGCGGACAGAGTTCAGATATCTTACAGATGGGCACCTGGCAGTAAAAGTATATCTGCTTGAAAAGCTTTTTGATCAAGTCCAGCCCGGTGATATAGTTATACTAGAAGGGTGTTTGCTGCTACAAGGGGGCAGAAGTGACTTAGGGGTAGCTGTAAATAAGAGGCAAGTACCATTCGTTCTTGCTGGAGTGCCAGCATCAACTGGCGATAAAGCACACCAAAACCCCACAGTTGACGTAGCCAGATTCTTAACTGGGGCTGACAGCAGTAACATAGGGGCAACAGTGAAGGTTCAAGATCTAGGAACTGCTAACGATGGTATACAGTGGAACTCGGTAAGGACAAAAACAAAGTGGCTCAACGGTACTCCCGGTTCAGCTAGTAGACTAGCCCCAGCTCAGCCTAAGCACCAGCGGTCAGCGTTTGATCTTCCCCCTGAAGCAATAACTGCCCCCGGACAAATACACTTTCTTAGAAACGCCGTATACGGCAGGAACTCAAAACCAGATTTTAGAAAACTGGACCTGACAAGGGACAGGATGGACATGGTTGATCCTCAATCTCAGCAGAGAATAGACAGACGTACTAGTACTTACAGAAGCCAGCGTAAGGGCGATCAATTCAGCTTGCTTGAATTCCACGGACCACAACTAAACATAGGGGAAACCCATGGATATATAAATTATGGACTCTATGCCTGGAAGTACGTAGTAGGACCTAGTTACGGAGATACAAAATACGGTGCGTCTTCTATAGGTGGGTCTTACCTACCACAGACCGTGGGTGGTGATTTCCTACCTACAGGTCTAGGCATACCAAACCAAGGATATGAACTAGGAGATACCTACGGGTATGATGACTCAGCAACCAGATCCAACGCTAGGTGTGAGAATCTGAGAGTACACCCAGACAGAGGTATCTACAGAAGTCCTTACTACCCGCATGCTCAGTCTGAGTTTATGCACTATGTTACTTTCTATAAGTGGGAGAACACTAACTTCACCATAAACTCAACTACTAACTACAACATTACAAATGGTGTAGGTAGTGCAATCAACTCAAATGACGTAAACATTTGGGCTTGGTATGCTAGTTGGGCTTTTCAATCATCATACAATGAAGCGTCAGGCAATCCTGATGCCTCTAACCAGACAGCTCTAGGAGGCAGTCAGTATATGCGTCTTGAGGCTTTAAACGCAGTACTTATCGGAAATATAGGGTGGCAGGACTTTATATCAAATGCATTTTACATGGGGGCTGACCCAGACAACACGTCAGCGCACAGTTTCCAAAACTATATTTCTACCTCGGAGAACCAAGAACTGGTTCCAGCATATGATAAATTGTTCTCTGGTGTGTACCATGCAACCAGAATACACCAAACCTTTTACAACGCCTCAAGAACCATAGGAGCTAACATAGGAGGAGGAGAAGCCGGCTTTACGCCAGCATCTACAGGGTTAACTTCTGGGTGGCCCACAGTAGCATCAGCCGCTGTTAACAGTCAGAACTTGTCAAGTTCTGTGCTCTTCACTTATACAGCATTTGTATACGCAGAGTCTCCTCAAGCTATAGCGATTAGTAATGACGATTATGCGCCTTGGGCTACTTCAGACATACCAACTTTTACTGACGTTTATGGGTTTTCTCCAATAACAGAGCAGGGAGCTGGAGACACCCTACACCGAGTTAAGTACCGAGTTAACGTTACTTCCGGAGGGGGCAGTTCAACACTACCTCCCACATACGCTATAGCTGCCAACGGCATTAATGGTGTAAACTCAACTTTCTGCACAGATAAAAATTCTGAAGCAACGTGGGCTGTTTTAGGGGACGAAAACGAAACAAGCTTAGTTAGATTCAGAAACTTGTCTCTATGTAACGAGGAACTAGACTATGACCGGTGCGGATGTAGAAATGTTGTAGAGTCACTACCTGTAGGCGAAGTCGGAAAGGGCACTAGCCCTGACAGCAAAAGGTTTGAAACAGTAGTCATATATCCTAGAAACGTTGTAACTGATCAGTACTCAGAAACGGGGACAGGTGGTGCAGATGCCTTTCCATCACTGCTGTACGTAAACTCATACTTCTCAGTAACAGGAAACGCCAATGTAGATAACGGCTACGCCTTAAACTACCTCGCTGACGGAACGCTCGCCGCTGCAACCTCTGTAGAGTACAGAACAACAAACAACTCCACTCAGACAGTCCTTCTCTCTGAGTTTGGCCTAGGATTTAATGGGTACGGTGACATCTTCCAAACAGAGTTCTTGGGCCTCAGTTTGCCTGATCCAACGGATGTCTTAGCTGATACTAATACTTTTACATACAAGTATTTTCCCGGCAGAGATCCATACATAGATCAAGACCTGCAGTTCTTTGTTCATGACTCAGCAGATGAAGCAAGAGTATTTGCCACGATAGGTGGAGCCGGATATAACAGTGCTGCCTCAAGTGATGATGAACCTCACAGACATATGCTGTTGTTCTCAGCAGGAAGCCTAGCAATAGCAGGAACCGATCCTAAAAGAGCTCATGTAGACTTGGGATGGACACAGAGCTGGGAAAACACAGAGGTAGAATGTTCTATACTGTCGTTAGGTATTACTACAGAGTGCAGCGACGTATCCAAAGACAAACCCCCATACAGAAATAGGAAGTTTGTTGTAATAGGAGATCACACTATTGACACAGGATTTGAAGATAACGACGGCGACGGAGATCCAGATAATTCTATTAAAGGGTGCACTGATGAAAACGCAGTGAACTTCAATCCTAACGCCAACGTGGATGACGGCAGTTGTTACTTCTGCGAAACTGCCTTAGACTCGGATGCAAATGCCTTACACTTTGTGCAAGCACTTCCACTTCTTATAAATACAACTCCTGGAAACGTAGACAGTGTTAGCGCAAACGGACTATACGGAACAGCCCCCGCTACATATATAGGAAATGTTGGAGGGGGACTGGCTGACGTACCAACGTCAAGCCCAGATATTTATGACTGGCAGGATGGTAACTTGTTTAATGCAGTAAACACTTCAGAGAACGCGTTAACAAGCGGATCAGGAGGAGGACCTAATACAGCCTTTACATACTTCGCTATGAGGCATGATGCTTTGCTTGACCGTCTTGTACCTGCATCTGACCAAGGCTCTCAACAGCAATTAGGCAACGATAGCTATAGTGGTGGGTATCAGGTTGCACTAAACGATATGATTACTTCTGAGCTTGCTTCTAGGTGGGTATGTCAGATATATACGTACGACGACTGGCAGAACAGAACTGTGCCCGCTAACACGTTCGGTAATGGTTGGGCGGTAGAAAGCAATGGAGACGGATCAACATTTGCACAAACAAATGTGTACTATGATATATTTGGGAACTTCTCTGGAGTTGGGTTGGAAAGTTTCGATGAGGTAGCAACACTAGCAAACCAGTACACTGGTGATGCTAGTTCATTCTACTTTAGAAACTTTGATCCCGATGATGCAAGTACAGTAACAGACATAGGGCTAGAAGCAGGAAGAGAATATGTAGCTGTACTTAGATTCCAACCACTACAGACTTGCGGTCAGAAGCAGTTCTACTACATGGCCTACCACTTCTTCGTGGAATACTGTGAATGTACTGATCCAACATCAACTTCCGCAGGAAACTATGCAGGAGCAGACAATGCTCCGTGGCAAGGAACTCCATGGGATGGAGTAAGTTTCTACCCTGGAGTAAACACCCCAACAGACCAATTTAATACATTCCTCGCAGATGGCTCCGGTGTATTTACACCTAACTTCTGTGTAACATCTGAGGATGGTATATCTACAGGATTGCTCAACTCAAGAATATGTGAGTTCCAAGGAGAGGACGAAAGTGTAACTTGCGGCAACTTCTACTCTTGGTGTCTTACAGAAATAGCTACAGACTGCGTCGGACCAGACGAGAATGGAAATGTGTACGGAGAAGCTAATTTCAGCATTCTTATCGATGGATTCTTTGTACAGTCAGACCCAGGACAAGGTGGAACTCTAGGAGATGCATATCAACTCATTGAACCGCAGACAGGATTTGCATTCTATTACATAGTTGAGATAACTGTAGATGGTATTCTTGAACAGACAGTAGTTTCTCACATAGTAGAAAACGGTCTCTACGTACCTAATCCAGAGATAGCTATAACACAGTCAGTGATCAGCACATTCCAGGGAGCAAATGCTGTTATAAATGCAGGTCCTTTTGACTTCGATCAGGATAACAACGGATCTGTGGGTGAGGCTGTGATAGGAGTTACACTTCAAGCAACTGGACTTATAGATAACAGCGGCCAGTTTGTAAGTCTGCTGGATGTAGTAGATTACATAGTAGACGATGACGGTAACCCAACATCAGTAATCTGCCCCGCAGAACTTATCTCATACGTGTCAACTTCAGAAGACTGCGTAGACTTGGTAGAGGGATGTATGGACGAGACAGCGGTGAACTTCAACCCGGATGCAAACTCCGATGATGGTTCCTGCGAGTACATACCATGCGAAGAAATATTCAATGATGCACTTAACTCTATATTCATAACGGATGTAGAGTCAACCAGAGCAAGCTCAGATTGCGTTTACGTAGCAGAGCCCAGTGATGGAGGAGAGCCGTACTATTACTACGACCCGAACTACGATGGCAGTATGACTGTCACAGTCCAAGACTACTCGGTATCAAGCCCAACAGGAGCACTTGGAGCTAACGAAGGAAACTTTGTACTGTTCGTAGCCTACGTAAGCGGAGGAAACATCAACGTTGTTGGTGAGGCCATGGTCTTCTACGACAACAACGTAACCGCTATACAAGGCCTAGGAGAAGGAGAATTCCTGACTATGAGTAATACTGCTGCAGCCTTCATAGGAGTTGGGGATATGACTACCACACCTATAACAAACGGTGACCCATTTGGTATAGGGGAAAGTTTAGCGGGTTCTGAATATGAAATAAATGTTCCGTTAGGTGCGCTCTTTGGACCAACCAACGACTTAACTGGGGGTCAATACCTTCTGTTTGTAGTACCCCACATCGACGCAACAGCTGTTGGTGAAAACTTCGGGGGACTTGAAGACTGTATTGCAGAGTTTGGTCAGTTCGCAGATGAGCAAACTTATCATGTCATTGACATGATAACGAACACAGATGACTGTCCTCAACCTTGTAACCAGTTTACAAACCCGGATGACTGTCCAGACAACGTAGCAGGTTGCACTGACCCTGGGGCCGAGAACTACGACCCAGACGCAACAATTGACGATGGCACTTGTGTGTACTGCACTACATGTGACTTCTGCGACTTGTACCCAACACACCCAGAGTGTCTTCTATGCGACAAACGTGCAGATGAAACACTAACAGCAGGAAGTAGAGGATTCAGTGCAAGCCTCAGAGATTGCGAGGGAGGAGGTAAGTGCTGCGCGGATCAAAGTGCGACTAACTACGACCCTGAGTGTAGAGGGGAAAATGCAGACAACGGCCAGTGCACTTACGCTTGTAATGGTGCAGGATGTACAGATTGTGAAGATGACCCAACAGGAGAGGGCTGCGTCGAAGATCCCTGCCCAGACCCGAACAACCCGGACTGTGTAAATCCACCTATCGTGAACTGCCTAGAGACCGGTGACTGTCCTTGTGTAGGCAACGATTGTAATCCAGAGTGTTTGCTAAATCCAGAGTTGTGCAACCCTGGACAACAACCATGCGAGCAGAGTGTAGCAAACAATGAGTGTGAGCCCATCGAAACGTTCACAACTACTACAATTGTATGCAACCCGATATTCGAGGAAGCAGCTCTAAATGAAGAGTACGACAAAGACTGGTTGACTCAGGTACTGATGTCCTGCGCCAGCGGAGATGCACTTAAGTACATGTTCCGACTCAAAGCAGGCATACACCTGGATGACGTAGATACAACCAAGCTTGCTCTTATTGCATACTTGTTCATCGAAGGCTCAAAGAACAACCTTGATTGTTTGTTTGACTGCGATAACTATGAAGCCGGGGTCAAGAGAAACGGTAAGGTTAGAGGCTTCAGCAATAGAATGAAAGAGATCGACTGTAAAGCAAGGTGGGCTGCAGGCAGATATCAAAGATTCGCTGCAAGTAGCAACTACAGAAAAGGAACTACAGTCAAGTACACGAGGGTCGTGAACGGAGTGAGTACGTCAAGCTACTACACTGCAAAGTCAGATTGGTCTCCTGGAATGACACTCCCAGGAGTAACAGCAGACAAAAAGCAAAGAGTGTGGGAAGCGTGCATCAACGTCAAGTTCCAAAGCGGGGGCAACCCAGAGAACTACTTCCAGACATTCGTGGATTTCATCAAGAGATACTGCGACAACTGTGAGATAGATCCACTTGCAAACTCAGGCATCTATGAAAGTAACGAAGGACAGGGCATTGGTCCTAACAACAGAACCCAGGACTTTGGTGGTAATTCATCCATAGGATTCCAAGACGAAGACGGGAACGAAATAATATTCTAAAATGGCTAAAAGACTTACATCACTACCGGTAAAATCTAAAAGGGAAACTACGGCTGACGACGTACTGCTCCTGTCCAATGGAAGTACGGGTAGATCATTCCAGCTGCCTATTACAGACGTGTTCCCTAAACTGAACAACGGAACGCTTGCACATAACAACGGTGCAAACAGCACGTCCTTGGTTAATATAGGAAACTCTTCAAAGCTGTTCGTGGGAGGAGGTAGCGCAGATACCACTACAGGTATAGACAACAATACACTCATCTTCAAAGGATTTAGAGTAGACTTTGACGGGAGCATATCAATGCCAAGTGCCGGAGAGCACAACAATGCAAACTGCCCCATACAGATTGTTGAAGAAACAGACGCCAACGACACTACGAAGGGTAACATCCTCTTGGCGTGGGACCCCTCTAACTACGACCTCAGCAACTTTAGGAACACTACCAATGAGTACCTGACTACAGTTACCCTTACTACAGATGTAGCTGGTATTCTTCCAGAAGCAAACGGTGGTACAGGGTTGTCCTCTATTGTAAAAGGTGGGGTGTTGTTTGGTAACGACACAAATGACATACAGCAAGTCACACCTACAGCAAACGGTCAGGTTCTCATACACAATGAAACCACAGGTAAGCCTGCATGGTCTACATTGACTGCCGGCACAAATGTGTCAATAAACAATACTGCAGGTGCGATAGAGATATCTTCCAGCATTGGTAGTATAACAGCCAACGTAGACTTTGACGACAACAACCTGGGGATGGGCAGTGGTTGGATAAGCAACGACGTAACCAACGAAGGCATTAACATAGACACATCAGGTAAAGTCTTCATAGGTAGTGCTACCCCTACAGCTTACTTCACATCTGACCTCAACGTAGCCAACAACATTTCTCTGGGTACCACAGGCAGTAACAGCCAAACCCTGTCGGTAAAGAACACCATCACTGGAGCGACATCCAACTTTACAATACAAGGCGCAAGTGCATCTGGTACAGGTAACGCAGGCGGAGACGTCACAATCAAAGCTGGAGACGGTGATACTAACGGTAGTGGGGGCGCACTGACAATCAACGGAGGCCGTAAAGCTGGTAGTGGTACAGATGGCAGCGTAAAGATTCGTACAGCAGATACTGATGCACTTACCGTAGACGAGTCTCAAAACGTTACTGTAAACAACGGTAGTCTCAGAGTCGCGGGTGGTCAAGTTAACATCACTTCAGGTGACCTCACAGTTGCAGACGGGGACATAACCCTCACAGCCGCTGATCACGGAATCATACATACAGGTATGGGATCAGTGACTCAAGGAGCTACAGCAGGGTTTGTAGATGGGGTAACTCTCAATACTACAAGTGGTAAGATAACACTTTGCAGCACCTGTACTTTGGCAGGGGACGCGACCGCATCCTTTGATGTAAGCAACAGCTTAGTAACTGCAAACTCACTCATACTACTGACCTTGTTCGATAAGACTGGGACAGCTAACGCTAGATACTCAGTATCTCTAGGTAACCAAGGTACAGGTACATTCACTATACTCCTGCACAACCAAGAAAACTCTGGTACAACTGCAGGAGTTATGAGAGTCAACTTCCTAGTTATAAACTAATTCTGTGTAAATTTGCATATAAACCTATAACCCAAACATTATGATCAATTTTGAAGGTACTAACCGTGAACTCCTCAACTTGTACAGAGGACTGGAAGGAGTTAAGGACATTAAAGGCTCTCGCTTCGCTATGCTTGTCGGCAAGAACATGAAGGAGATTCGTCACATCCTTAACCCAATTGAACAGGCAGCTGTTCCCTCACCGGCTTTCCAAACTGTGTCTATCCAGATGAGAGATCTCGTCGAAGCACAAGACAAAGAAGCTATGGACCAGTTGGAGGAAGACAACAAGGACTTGATCGAAGAGCGCAAGGACCAAATGAAAAAGGTTGAGGACATGCTTGATGAAAGCGTTACTCTCCAGCTTCACCCCGTAAGAGAAGACCAGCTTCCTGATGACATTACAGGAGAGCAGGTAGAAAAAATACTACAAATAATTACTGATGGCCTCGATTAATACAACGCTGCAGCTGCAGTCTAAGAACATATTCACTAACGCTTTTGCGTCTAGGAACGATAAAGCATATACGCTAGACTCGGACGTAGACAGATACATACGTAGCATTACGGCAACCACTAGTGGTGCTGCTGAGACAATGTTGCAAGTATCTACCTACGGAGCAGATAAGAACGTTCTGGTTTTTCTTAAGAACCGGGCTACAGCTACTGGCAAGTACTTGTATGTAATCATAGGCAGCCAACAGATCATGAGACTCGGCCCTGGGCAGTTTACACTGTTCCCCTGGAGAACTGAGACAGGAGATGATCTTAAGCTCTACGGTAATGATTCAAACGGCATTCGTCTTGAAGTTCTAGCTGGAGCAGCAAAATGAGTGAGCGTAAAAAAATAAAAGATACCGGCCTTGGCAAATGGTTAAAGGAGAAGGCACCTAACGTACTTAGTACAGTAGGTGACCTACTCCCTGACCAAGGTGCACTTGGTGTCGTAAAGAATCTCTTGGACAAAGAGCCAGGGATTGATCCAGCCGAAGCAAAGGCTAAGATAGATGCTGAGATAGCATTTCAAAACAACGTTACTGAGCGGTGGAAAGCCGACATGGGTAGCGATGTAAAGCTTGCGAAGTACATCAGACCCGTCACACTGATCTGTTTGATGGTGATGTTCATGGCTACAATGATAGCAGACTCCATGGACGCATGGCCTTTCAACGTAAAGGACAGCTATGTATCCCTGCTCGAGATACTTATGCTTACTGCATTCGGTGCATACTTCGCAGGTAGAACAATTGAAAAGAGTCGTAAACCAAACACATGACTGTAAACGAAATCAAAGACTTCATCGCCGAGAGGCGAGGATACCTTAAGAAAAGCGCTGACGTACTATCTGAGAGACTTAATTGCCCTATCGAAGATTGTGAGACAGCGTTGTACGAAGCCAGGAAGCTGGCACGTAATGAAGAAAACACGAATGATAATGAGAGTGTCATTAGTGAGTTCGAACAGTTCCTTGACAAGAACGGCATCAGCCCGTCCGACGTTTCTAGTGTAAAGTTCTGGCAGACTGTGTCAGGACAGCAGAGATTCTCTGTAGTCACAAAGGGTGACTCAATGAGCGTCGAAGCAATCAAAGATGAGATAGAAAGCTTTGCAGCTAAGTACAGCCCCAAGGTTAACAGAGTAGACTACAAGCCTGCTCTTGAGCCAGTAGCGTACGAGATCTCATTGCCCGACATCCACTACGGAAAGCTTCATAGCCTGACACTTGATCAGGTTGAGAAGCAGTACATGAAGGTGGTGGAAGAACTCTGGAGAAAAGCGGCGGGACTTGATATAGAAAGATTCATACTTCCCATCGGTAATGACGGTATGAACTCTGAGGGTATGAGAGGTACTACAACCAAAGGGACACCACAGCAGGACTCTGCTGGGTGGAAGGATACCTTTAGAGGTTACTGGCAACTGATGACTACTGCGATCGACTTCCTTAAGCAAAGAGCACCGGTAGATGTAATCGTTGTATCAGGTAACCATGACTACGAACGCATGTTCTATGCAGGAGATGTGTTAGCAGGATGGTATAGAAATGATGCCAATGTCACCGTGGACAATGACTATGATTCACGCAAGTACTACGAGTATGGCACGAACATGATCATGTTC